GGCATGGAGTTCGCTGGAGCAAGCATACGTCTCGACTTAATCGAGATGGATACAATGATGCCAGTTCTGCTCGGAATGCTCGGACTCGGCGGCATGAGAAGTTACGAGAAGGCGCGGAACGTCTCACGCGAGAAGTAATGATTCATGCTTTCATACTCATCATACTGGTCAACGGCGAGATTGTGTCAGACCGGGAGCCGATGCTTTTCTTTGATGTTCATCGATGTAATGTATTCGCGTCCGCAATAGTCTCTGGAAAGCGAGAAGCTCGCGGCGTTAATCACGACGCCGTGAAACTTGCTGCCTACTGTCTGCCGAGATTAGTAGACCCGGAGAAGGTGAGGATCTACACATGATGGAAATAGCGGTCGCAATCGCTACGGCGGGCAGGGCGTTCAACTACATAAACGCAGCGGTGAACAAAGGGCATGAGATACAAGATCTCGCCACAAAGTTTGGCGCTTTTTTTGACGCAAAAGATTCGATTCTCGAACACGAAGCAAACATAAACAACGCGAGCACCGTCTCGAAGATATTTGCCAAAGGCTCGGTAGAATCACAGGCATTACAAATAACTATGGCGAAACACAAAGCGCAGCAGATGGAGTCACAACTGCGCGAGCTGATAGTTTTAACAGTAGGGCAGCAGTTCTACGTCGAGATGATGCGGCAGCGGCAAGCAATCAGAAAGCAGAGACTAGAAGCAGCAAGAGCCAGAGCAGCTCGCAAAAGAATGATTATTGACGGAATGGGGTTTTTATTTATTAGCGGGCTTTTGCTTATGTGTATTCTCGCAATTTTAGGAGCGGTGTTTTGAGTCTAATCGATTACGCGAAGACAGATCGCCAGCGCGAAGTGATAGAAGAATGGGAAAGGTGCGGCAGGAACTCATCCCGGGCATCAGAAAAGCTCGGGATTACACCAGCGACGATTCGCAGTATGACTCACGCCGTCAAAGCCTACGCATCTGCTGCGGGGTTCACTGAGGAGTGGGATGCAACGGCGCACGTCCCGGCGGGCGAGTACGTCACGGGCAGGTCTATATATACGACAAATAGTGACAATGAAAAGGTCTGGCTAAAGACTCGCCGCAAGCTAGAGACTGCCGAGAAAGAAGAAGCGCTGAAAGCATTCGTCGAGCAGCTCAACTCGCAGGTAAAACAAGCCAAAAAGACCCCAAAGCCGTCCGCTAAGGGTAAATCGAAGGATTTATTACCCACGGTGATAATCGGCGATGCGCACATCGGGATGAAGGCCGATGGCAAAGTGACCCGGGGCCGGGACTTTGATTCCAAGATAGCATCTGCCGAGATAATCGAAGCGATAGACTATCTGGTTTCGGCTGCCCCGGCAGCAGAGCACGCGATGCTAATAAATGTGGGAGACTTCACGCACATCGACCGGGCTATCCCGTACCCGCAGACCACCAACGGCACGCCGATGGATAGCGACTCGCGCATCGAGCTAATCATGCGCAAAGCAGCGGACACGATGATTCACGGGATTACCCGGATGCTGGAGAAGCATTCGAAAGTCTCAGTGGTTATGGCTCGCGGTAATCACGACTCAGAGACAGCGATAGCGATAGCCATGATTCTGGCTTACAGGTACGAAAAAGAGCCGAGAGTGACCATTCTGGAGCCCAACGGATTCTTCACATACACTACGTTCGGGAAAAATCTCATCGCTATCACGCACGGCGACAAAGCTCCCGGGCGACGTCTGGCTGATATGCTGCCGAGACTTAGCGTCTGGTCGAGCACAACTCACCGATATTGGATACTGGGACATTATCACAGTAAGCTCGCCGAGCAGTACGATAATTCGGTCGTGCTGGAACGTTTCGGGACGCTCGCAAGTGCCGATTTTTGGCACGCATCTAAAGGCTATTGCGCGCCCAGCATAATGAATCAGATCGTCTACCGTCGCAGCGGCGGCATCGCCATTCGGCACGAATACGAGATCCCCGGTAAGGATTACGAGCCAGACCATCAGATCTGAGTTTATCCTGCTCTCTTATGTGGTAAAATCGGCACAAAGGAGTTCCCAATGGCGAAAGATCCCAGATTGACCAAATATCGGCTAGAAGGCTACAACAAGCCGAAGCGCACTCCCGGGCATCCGACGAAGAGTCACGTTGTGCTCGCCAAAGAAGGCGACGACGTAAAGCTCATCCGGTTCGGACAGCAGGGCGTGAAGGGTTCGCCGCCGAGAAAGAACGAGAGCGACGCAGACAAAGCTCGCCGGGCATCATTTAAGGCCCGGCACGCAAAGAATATCCGAAAGGGCAAAATGAGTGGTGCATTCTGGGCCGACCGCGTGAAGTGGTGAGATGACCAAATACGACGCGACGGAAGTGATTCTATCGATTATCTACTATTCGAGCGGGGCTTACTCGCCGGAAGAGATTGTTCAGATAATGGAGACGATCGCAATGTATGAGCCGGAAGTCGTAACGGATAAGAAAGCGAACGCTGGACTGCGCATCGTCCCAATTAACACGAACGAGTATGTATTCGATGACTGATGCAGAGCTAGAACTACTGATCGACAGAGCCGCCAAGAGTGGCGCAAAAGAGGCTCTGAAAGACATCGGTCTCTATGACGACGATGCCCGGGACGACGTTAAGGAGATTCGCTCGCTGCTCGAAGCATGGCGAGACACTAAGCGCACGGTCGGCCAGACAGTTGCGCGATTCTTTACTATGGCGCTGCTGGCAATGCTGGCAGCTGGCGCTTACATGGAGTTCGGCGATAAATGAGCGAATATACTAATCTGAACCCGTCCGGGAACACCGGATTCGACATCGCTCGGCTAAATATCGCTGAAGCGACTCCAGTTAATCTCTTCGGCTACAACGCGGTCGTCGGCAGCGATTACGAAACTCTCTGGAACGTCGGCGGCGAGTACCCGATAAACGCCACAGAAGGCACTCTGAGCGTCGTTAGCAGCGCGTCCGGGGATTCGTCAAAGCGAGTGCTGATTCAGGGCGTAGACGGCGAATTTGAGGCTGTCTCGCAAGTTGTGACGCTAGACGCTACCGATGCGACGACTCCGGTCGTCACTACGCAGGAGTTTCTGCGAGTTAATCAGGTAATTCTGCTCGATGGCGAGAACGCCGGGAATATCACCATCACTAGAGGTGCGTCGACGCTGGGCTATATAGCGATCGGTGAAGGCATCTCTCAGGCGTGCCAGTACACCGTGCCGAAGGGCTATTCGCTCTATTTGTTCCGTATTACTATGAACTCGGCAACGGCGAACCCGAACAAGTTCATCCGGTTTCGCAATCTGACTCAGGACAAAGATGGCCGGGTGCTTAGAGTGGCCCGGGCGACCAGTTCGGTCTCGCAGGTACAATACGACCGCCAGATCCCGTTCAGAATCAACGAATGCACATTCTTTGAGTTTGAGGCTCAGTCCAGCTCTGGCGAGAACGAAGTCGCAATGTTCGTCGAATGTGTACTACTTAAGAACCCGTGGGGGAGAGACTAATGCCAAAAGGTATCGGATACGGTAGCAAGAAAGCTCCAATGAAAAAGCTCAAGCGAGTCGTGAAAGCTGGCAAAGGCAAGCCGAAGAAGAAGTAATGGCTACTTATAACAAGCCGACTCTGCGCGAGAGGCTAAAGAATAAGATCATGGCTGGCACGAAGGGCGGGAAGGCCGGACAATGGTCTGCCCGGAAAGCCCAGCTGTTAGCTAATGAGTACGAGAAGGCGGGCGGCGGGTATAAAACGCCGAAGACGAAGACCCAGCGCTCTCTGAGCAAGTGGACGAAGGAAGAGTGGGGAACTAAGTCTGGCAAGCCGTCGATTCTCGGCAAGAAGGCAACTGGCGAGCGCTATCTGCCTAAAAAGAAGCGCGAGTCTATGAGTTCGAAAGAGTACGCCGCGACTACCAGAAAGAAGCGAGCGGACATCAAGAAAGGCAAGCAGTTCTCCAAGCAACCGAAAAAGAGGAAGTGAAAATGGGTAAGCTCAAACTAGCATTCGAAATCGCACGATTCGTATTGTTTCTGATCGCATCAATCAAAGATCTGGTGATTCAAGCCGAAGAGCAGCTCCCGGAGTCTGGAAAAGGCTCTGAGAAGTTCGCAGCGGTGAAGCAAGCGGTCGTCACTGCGGCCAAGTACGCCGACATCGCAGACGAAGCCGTTGATAAAGCCGACGAGTTTATTAACGAGTCGATCGAAGGCGCGGTCGCTAAGTTCATCAATGCCAGCTAAGCTCGCATACCGGAACTTCACTCGAAGCGAGTTCCGATGCCGCTGCGGTAAATGCGACTCGACCGGGATGGAAATCTCGGACGAGTTGCTGGACGCACTGCAAGCTCTGCGAACAGCGGTTCAGTTCCCGTTTGTAGTCAGTTCTGGCTATCGCTGCCCGCAACATCCTGCCGAGCGCAATAAAGATCAAGTAGGCTCTCACGGTCACGGTCTGGCGGCTGATATAGCGGTGAGCCACAACGAAGCGCTCCATCTACTGAAGCACGCTCTAAGCTCTGGGCTATTCACCGGGATCGGCGTCAACCAGAAGGGCGATCGACGGTTCATCCATCTGGACGTCGCCACAGAGGGCGACATCAACGCGCCCCGGCCCCATATCTGGACTTACTAACAGAATAGTCTCTTTTTGCGCTCTATTTAGTTGCGCAAAGCACTCATTTTAGTATAATCGACCGGACGACTGGCATTCTGCTGGTCTAAATCGGGAGATTTATTATGAGCGAAAAGACGACATTCGCGTCCATCTGGGCGACGCTATCTAAGGTCGACGTATCCGACCGCATCGAGAAAAAGGGCGATCTCAGCTATCTGAGCTGGGCGTGGGCTTGGGGGACTCTGATGGAGCATTACCCGCAAGCCGAGTATTCCTTCCAAGAGCCAGAAACCGCAGCGGACGGCTCGGTTATGATTTACTGCACCGTTACGATCGACGGGCTATCTCGCCAAATGTGGCTCCCAGTTATGGACTACCGCAATCGCGCAATTCCATCGCCAAACGCATTCCAAGTAAACACGGCTCGCATGAGGTGTCTCGTCAAATGCTTAGGAATTTGGGGATTGGGCTGGTCAATTTACGCGGGCGAAGATCTGCCGAACGCAGAAGCAGATAAAGCTGCCGAGAAGCTGAAGCAGGAGCAGAACCCGCCGAAAATGAACGACCAGACTCACGCCGAGATCGTAAAGCTAATGGCTTCGACCGAAGCGGACGAGCAGGAGTTTCTGAAATACTTCAACGTCGAAAGAATCTCGGATCTGACTCAGCCGCATGCCGAAATCGCATTACAGAAACTTCGAATCAAGCAGGACAAGATCGAAAGGGCTTGTCAGGACAAAGACAAATGAACGACGACGAGAAGATTCTATACGCAGACGAGATTGCTCAGTTGATGGAAATAAGCGTCGAAGAGTTGCACGAGAACATGGAGCAGCACGCGCCATTCATCTCTGACTATCAGCACTTCCATCAGGCCGTCGAAGCGATGCAGGAAGATCTGGAGCAGTACGACCAGATCGAGCATCGCGCCAAACGTCTGGCGCTGCTAGTGACTTATTTCACATCAGATTGGCACGACTTCGAGAGGGATTACTTCGTCGACGTCTGTAAACACATCGAAAGCCGTTACACGGGAGAAGATAATGCGCATGCTAAATCACGAACAACGCACTGATGAGTGGTACGAAGCTCGTCGCGGCGTCCCTACCGCCAGCTCGTTCGGCAAGCTAATAACGTCGACCGGGAAGAGAGCGGCGTCTGCTAACGCTTATATCGACGAACTGATCGCCGAGAAACTTACTGGCGAGTCGAAGTTCATTCCGACTACCGCTGCGATGCAGTACGGGATCGACACAGAGCAGAAGGCGCGCGAGTATTACGAGTTCATGTACGAGAAAGAAGTGATCGAAGTCGGTCTGTGTCTGCACGACGAGATCTCGGCAGGAGCAAGCCCAGATGCCCTGATCGGGGACGACGGCCTTCTAGAGGTCAAGTGTCCGCAGTCACATACTATGGTTAAATATCTGCGCGAAAACAGACTGCCGCCGGAGTATAAAGCTCAAGTTATGGGCCAGCTCTGGATCTGCGGCAGGGAGTGGGCTGACTTTCTGGCCTATCACGAAAAGATGAAGCCGCTGCTCATACGAGTCGAGCGAGATGAAGAGTTTATCGCGGATCTGTCTGCGATAGTCACCAAAGCGGTCGAGACAATCGATCAAAACTATGAAGAACTGAGAGGTAAGTAAAATGAACGAATATGATAATAATCTGCGCGGAGCACTATGGAAGCGCGAGCAGCGTCACGAGAAAGACATGATTCTATCTGGCGATTGCGAGATCGACGGCAAGAAATACTGGATGAACGTCTTCCGCAATACCAGCTCGCACGATAAAGCGCCGACGCTGGACGTATTGTTTAAGCTAAAGGACGATTCAGTTGCGCAAAAGCCACAAAAAAGTGAAAATACAGAACAGTTTGGTGAAGACATTCCGTTCTAATTAAAAAAGCCCGTGACGGCTGCTGAATTCCGTCACGGGCTAAGGTTACATTTTAGGGGTAAGCAAAATGAACAACATCACTATCTCACAAAACGTCGACTTCGGTAAAGCGCTTCGGCGTGCTCAGAAAGATCGGCACGTTCGGGTGGTGGACATTGCCCGGGCGATCGGAGTTGCTCCGAACCAAGTCGCTCGATGGCAAAAGATGGAAGACATCAAGCTATCGAAAGCTATTAAGATCGCCGCAGTCTTTAAGATGACGCTCGAAGAGTTCATGGGCGAGTATCATGAATGATCTTATGCAGATCTCGCGCAATCGTTGGCACGAGATTCTCGGGCGTCTCGGAGTCGATGAGTCCTTACTAAACGGCAAGCACGCGCCCTGCCCGATGTGCGGCGGGAAAGATCGATTCCGGTTTACCAATCACAACGGCGACGGGAAATACTTCTGCAACCAATGCGGACACGGATCTGGCTGGGATCTCGCTGCCGAGATCACCGGGATGAGCAAGTCGGCGGTCGCTGCGGAGATCAAAGAGATGGTCGGAGACATAAAGCCCAGTAAGCCAGTATCTCCAGATCTCAGCAAGAACAAAGCGCGGCTCGAACAGATGCGAGTCGGTCTGGATTACGAGTCGCAGATCAACGCGAAGATTCTGTATCTGCGCAATCGCGGTCTGAAGAACTGCAAGAAAATCGGCTTTCATCCCGGGCTTGAATACTGGGACGACGGCAAGTCTCTCGGCAAGCACCCGGCGATGGTCTGTATCTTCTCGGACAAAAACGGACTCCCGGCGACAATGCACGTTACTTATCTCTCTGCCAACGGCCAGAAAGCACTCGTACCATCTGCGAAAAAGATCATGCCGCCGTGCAGACCGACAACTGGCGGGGCAATCAGACTCACTGATATTTATGCCGAGATGGGAATAGCGGAGGGAGTCGAGACAGCGCTGGCCGTCATGGAGAAGTTCAAGATCCCATGCTGGGCCGCTGCGACGGCTGGAATGCTGGAGAAGTTCGAGCCGCCGAAAGAAGTGGCGACGCTGCACATCTTCGCGGACGCAGACAGATCGTTTACCGGGCAAGCCGTGGCCTACAGTCTAGCGAAGCGCTTGCATCGAGACATAGAATGCCGGGTTCACATTCCAGAGCAGATCGGCACGGATTACGCAGACTAACGGGGGCAAGATGGAAGGGTTCACAGTAAATAGCGAAGATTCGAAGAAGAGGTTCATCGCCCGGATGGAGGAACTGTACGAGAAGCACGGACACATCGCCATCCAGTACAGCACGGCCAAGCCGCGAACGATGGCGCAGAATAGCGCTCTCCATCTCTGGCTCGGGCATCTGGCGACGGTGCTGAATGACGCGGGTTTGGATATGCGCAAGACGCTGAAGGCGAATGTCGAGATCCCGTGGACGGTGCAGTCGGCGAAGGATCATCTCTGGCGTCCCATTCAGCGGATAATGACCGGGGACGAGTCGACGAAAGACCCGGAGCGAGCCGAGTACAGCAAGATCTACGAAACACTATCTCGCCATCTGGCGACCAGTCATGGAATCAAAGTACCGGAGTGGCCCAGCAAAAATGGTTAAATATATCATCAGGCACAACTGGATAAACTACGCTCACATCAAGCACACGGGCGAGCCGTTCAACGCGACGACCATTGTGAAGGATGGGGCCGGGCAGATAACTGGGACGCTGGGCGAGATGGCGTTCGGGCGCTGGCTCACCGATCTGGATATAGACTTCGAATACTCGGCAGACGACTCCCGGAACTATGATTTCGTCGTCGGGGGCTATCGCATCGACGTTAAGACCAAAAAGACGCACGGCGAGCCAAAACCGGACTATATGGTGCGCATCCCGAATTCGCAGGAGCGGCAGGACTGCGATCTCTATGTTTTTGCCTATGCCAACGATCACGAGATATTCCTTCTCGGGTTCTGCGAGAAGTGGGAGTTCTGGGGCGATATAGGTTACCCGGTGAAGGCCGGGGACAAAACCGAATCACACACGGAAAGGGTAGACGCTCAGTTCGCCTACATTCGCGATCTCACGGATATGCAGCGACTCGATCTCATACTCTCTGGATTCTAATGCGAACTAGACGCTGCTCGCTCTGCCGCAAGAAGGTTCCCGCCGAGACTGCGGTAATCGGATCGCTCAAAGCGTTCTGCTCGATGGAGCATCTGATCGAGTTCTCGCGCAGCGATGCCGGGAAGAAAATCACGCAGAAAGCGTACAGGAAACAAGCTGCGGAGCAGAAGGAACGGCTAAAGACCCGCTCAGACCGCATGAAAGACGCTCAGGCGGCTTTTAACCGCTACATAAGAGCGAGAGACATGGGAAAGCCGTGCATCTGCTGCGGGCGCTCTCAGGGCGATCTGAAGCACGGTGGCGCAGTCGATGCTGGTCACTACCGATCCCGGGGATCAGCTCCCGGGCTAAAATTTAATCTTTTCAACTGTCATTCGCAGCTGGCTTACTGTAACCGCTATCTTAGCGGAAATGCCGTTGGCTACCGGGCAGGGCTTATTGATAGAATCGGGCTGGAGCGCGTCGAGCGTCTGGAACAGGAAAACTCGCCAAGACGGTTCGATTCTGACTATCTCGACCGCGTTAAACGCATATTCACAAAAAGAGCTAAACTTTATGAGCGCAAATTCCGATGATCTTACTAATAAGCCGTGCCGCTGCGGGCAAGTCATGGAGCAAGTGATCGGATTCAATCACCGAACGACCGACGACACATACCAGCCGTATCGAGTCGGATGGTACTGCCGCGAGTGCAAAGCATTCGAGCAAGCAATACTCCGGGAGCGGGAAGTGTCGGGGATATAGAGCGAGAGCGCTATGATTGACGATGAGGAAGAGAAGTTGATCGACAAAAGACACGAAAAGGACGAGCTGCGAGAAAAGCTCGATAGAGACGTTGCCGAGTATCTGGCCCGTGGCGGCAAGATTACGCATCTGAGTTTCGGCAAGATGACTAAAGACGTAGACATGAGAGAAGTCTCATTCAGAACGCGGCTAGAGCGAGAGATCGTCATAGTGGAGAATGAGGAGAAAAAGAACCGCGAGACTATGATGAAAAAGATCTCGGCAGGGAAAGTCGTTAATCTTTTCAGCGACGAATGATAGGGGCGGGATTATCAAATAAAAGCGCCCCCCCATAAAAAAAGCCAGAGCGGGAGGTCTCTGGCTTCTTTAAGGAACACAGTTTATACTGCGACCAGTCGGGCGAGTTTAGTGGACTCTGGCCGATGCACTAGAGCTGATTAGCCCATCGACTTCCGATGCCGGAATTATCGCAATATCTAGCGTATCCCGTCAAGAAAACCACAAAATATAGCCAAATCGACTAAAAATTGGCGGATTTCGCCAATCGGTGCGATAGATTCAGACCGAAACTCTCGAATATGCCGAGCTAACGGCCCTAAAAAAGCTCCGGAAACGGGAAGTCAAGCCGATCAAATAGTCTCGCACTGTGCTAACCCATCACAACGAGCAACCGCAAACACTTAGTGAACCCGGTCGGTGAGAATGGCAAATCCGAATTTTATTCGGGCGGGGGACGACTCAGCGTGAGGCTGGGCGTGAATATGAGTACCAGCGCTTCGGCGCTTCGCTTCGGCGGACGTTAGTCACCATCACAGTATGCCAGCTGGGTGATTTGCGGGGGAAAATGGGTTTGCGCGCCCGGGTACTATTTTCATCACACAAATGATATAAAACGCCAACAAAACCGTATGCTTGGGAGGCATATATGGAACTGAGAGAACATCAGGTCAAAGCGATCCAAATGATTCGCGAATCGTTTATCCGGGGCAATCGCCGGGTGATGCTGGCGGCTTGCTGCTCGTTCGGGAAGACGATAACTGCGGGTTATATGCTAAAGTCGGCAGCGGCGACTAGACCAGACGGAAGCCCGGGCAAGCGAGTTATCTTTCTCGCAGACCGCGTGAAGCTCGTCGAGCAGACGATGGACGCTTTCGAAGCGATGGGACTCGACTTCGGCGTGATTCAATCCGATCACTGGAAGACCGATCCCAGCAAGCAGATACAGATCGCATCGATCCAGACCATCGCCAGACGCAGACGACCGCCGGAGTTCGACTTCGCTATCGTCGACGAAGCGCATACGCCGTGGAAGACCGTCACTGATCTGATGGATCGCTATTCTAACGTCAGGTTCGTGGGATTGAGCGCGACGCCCTACTCGAAGGGCTTGGGGAGATTCTGGGACGATCTAATCGTTCCGATCACGGCTGCGGAGCTGCTAGAGCAGGGCTATCTCGCCCCGGTGCGCTATTACGGCGGCGCTCATGTAGATACGCGCGGCATCAAAGCCAAATCACTCCCAACGGGCGGCAGCGACTTCGATCCGGCCGAACTTGCCCGGGCGACCGAAGAAGACCAGAAACTCACTGGCGATATTATCCGCAACTGGCTCGAACACGGAGAGAACTCGCAGACCGTCGCATTCTCTCCATCGATCAAGCACTCGAAGTATCTGGTCGAGATGTTCCGGGCCGCTGGGATACCCGCGCAGCACATCGACGGCTATACAGACGAGAAGACGCGGAACGAACTCTACCGGGGACACGAAGCCGGAGATTTTAAGATTCTCAGCTGCTCCAAGCTGCTCGGAGTTGGATACGACAGTCCACAGACGAGATGCTTGATCGACTGTAGTCCGAGTCGCAGCGCTATCGCCTACCAGCAGCGGGCAGGGCGCATTCAGAGATTGCACGAGTCGAAGCCGTATGCGATCTATCTCGATCACGCCGGGAACGTTGGCAGATTCGGCTATGCCGAGAGCATGAACGTCTCAGAACTCGACGACGGCGAGCGCAAGTTCGCAGAGAAGAACCAGATCGAGAAGAAAGACAAAAAGGACGCGACGACCAGAGAGTGCCCGAAATGCCAACGAATTATGATGGGACTCCGCTGCGCTTGCGGATACGAGCTGACAATCACCGAGCGGCTAGAATCAGATAGCACGATGCTAGTCAGGATCGACGACAAGCCAGCGAAGGCCAGCAAGAGCGAGAAGGCCATGTGGTACTCGGGGCTACTGCGATACTCACGGCAGAAAGGCTGGCGGGACGGCTGGGCCGCGCATAAGTATCGGAAGAAGTTTGGCGTCTGGCCGAAGGGCTTATCGGTAAATCTGAAGGCAGAAATCGTCCCGGAGGTCGCAAATTGGATAAAATCGCAGCAGATTGCCGCTGCTAAGTCGCGGAAATATAAGAAGTTTTAGGTCTACGCAAGAAAACAGCACAAAAGTGTGAAAAAAAGTGTACAAAAGTGTTCGTTTTGTTATATAAATACTCCCGACAGGAACACAAACACACCAACGGGAGGCACTAATGAATCACGAGTTCTATTTCAGAAAGACCAGCGAAGGATTTCAGGGCTTCATCTTAGATCATTTGAATGGTCAGATTGTGGCTAAGAGCGAC